CCAGACTGCTCTATCCCGCATTATATGCAGTCACACATACCAGTTGCATGATATGTATGACCCCGGTCTACCTGCAACGGCATTTACCTGTAGAACGCTTTCAAGGCGTTGCTTTTAAACCAGAACACACTCAGTCAACTAATCGCGGACGCTGTGTGCTCTTCGGGGTCAGGCGTGTAGAATCTACAGGGGAGTTCCTGACCGATAACCATGTCGCCGGTTATGAAGAGCCAACCATCGTATACTAACGTGTGACGCACATTAGGTCATCTTACGGCATGGCAACCTATGAGAGAGCTTACAAAGGCTAACATCACATGATTGGCTCTTCATAACCGGCGCGCGATTGCGCGCCGGTTTAAGTAAGTGCCGCGGCCGATTAAATCTCGGTGGCGGTATTGGCATCGATCGGACCTTCGACGGCGCCGGTAATGTTCGGTGTGACAAAGGCGCTGGGCGCCGGTGTGCGTTTGATCTTCTCGGCTTTGACGGCTTCGACACGGGCGGTATTGGCAGCAATCGTCTCTGCGTTGGCGCCGCGCTGAACAGCTTTGTAGAGGACGGAGTTGGCATTGATGAGCTCTCTCTTGATCTGCTCGTCGGTCATCTGATCGAGTGTAAGACCTGCCAGCATACCACGCGGCTTTTTGTCAGCGGTGGGTGTATCGATTTCGACCTGGAAAACATCTCCGGCTTTAAGACCTTCGGGAACGGTGACTTCGACTGTAAACTTGGACATGATAGAATCTCCTTCGTATTTTTTAAATTGTTGAACTCTTACTATATACATTATATCACAGTATCTACTAAATGTAAACATTTTCCTTTACGGATTTACCTGGGAAACTTAGGCAGGTCACCCAATGATTGGCCTACGACCACACCGTTGGTTTTATCTAACATCTCAACCTTCTCAACTTTCTCAACCTTCTTAGCGAAATCACGAATAAAAAATATATGTACCAAAATAAAAACTACAAAATACTTTTTGAAACTAATTTGAAAATTTAAAAATATGCCAAAAGGTTGAGAATGTTGAGATTGTTGAGATTGTTAGATAATAATATAATTGGACTTTTTCTTCTTTTATAAAGTAATGCTTATATATACTTATTCTGTTTGAGTAGTTCCAGTTTGGCCAGCACCTCGCGACTGTAAGTTGAACTGTAGGCGCCTGCGGCCCAGGAATGCTGCGCTGATGCGTCCCCTTGATTGTAACACATCAAAGATTTGTTGTAATCATACTTAACAAGATATGTAGATATGATGTACACGCCGCCCAGTATGTTTTGTTCTGGATCAAGAAAGTCTGTAATACCTAACAACTTAGACAGAGAGTAGTGATTGCATTTGTTGATTTGCATCAGTCCCCAATCATTGCTAGGACTAACAAGATTTGGTACGTAGTGACTCTCTTGCCACATGATTGCTAGTACCAACCCATAGTGATCCTGGATGCCATAGTCCTCACACGTTTTATAAGTATATCGCTGCAACGCCTCACTGAGAGGGATATTGTAGATACGCGGTTCCTTAAGGTACGATTCTACAAGTGCTTTTTGGTAGTATTGCTGTTCCATGGTTACTTCAGGTATCTTCACCTCTTCTTTGACTGGACTAGGTGATGCTTGGATGGTTACTTTTGGTGTTTCTTCTGCCAGCAGGTGTACCTCGCCTGCCTTGGATTGGCAACCTACGAGCAGAAAAACCGCCGTGATAACCAGTCCATATTTTAGCTTAGACATATCATTCCTCCTTTTCTTATATTATAACGCTCACGGAGTAGCAGTACTTAAGTCTCGTGAAAAACGATACTATACTTCCTGGATAATTATGTGTAGACGCTTCTGTAAACTCGCAACGAGTTTTATAAGAGTCCGTGGGTACTTTTATGGGTAAGTATACTCGAGTGTTTACGGACTCGTTGCGTGTATTAAAATAATCAGACAGAAAAACCGGAGGTTTTTGCCTCCGGCTTATCTTAGTCTTTTATTGCTTCTCGTTGTGCAGTTTGTCTGCCACTACTGCAAGTTCGCCCCAGAATACCGGAGCATTGCCGGCATGGTCACCGGAGATAACGCCGTCTGCTTTAAGCTTCTGAACCGCAGTTGTTTCCCAAGGATCTGCAGTGATGTTTGCATATTTGACATAATTAACCAGCGCCGCGACGGCTTGTTCCTGGGTAACGTTTGCCTCTTGTGCTATTTGCTCAATGATCTTTGCCATGTCATCTTCCTCCTCTTCTGGAGCATAGTTTGGCCGGAATGCTCCGTTGCAGACACTGTACGGTCTGTCCTTTAAACATACTTGTCCACCATTGGATTGACTGCCATCTTGACTGGTGTTACCTTCGATAGTATGCAACACACCGTCATTGCTTATCACAAATCCGATATGGTCAAACTCATTCGCTGCACCGTTCCAGTTAAAGATCGGCATGTCGCCAAGTCTGAAGTCTGCCGGGTTTGAAATCCACATACCATGTGCTTTGGCCCATTCTTCAACGTACTCACACGAGGCGGTGACATTGCTATCAAGGTCTGCTCTACAGAACATCTCAAGTGCATCGAGCTCATCGAACCCATTGCGCTGATAGGTAACACACCAGGGATAGAAGGAACCATCATAGTCACCATCATGCACTTCATGACCGTAGAATCGAGTGTTGAAGATGACATTATTTGTTCCTGCTGGATACTCAGTTAAGTTCTTGTACTTCATATGAATTGCAAGTACTTCACTCGCTTTAACAATCATCTTAGACCCTCCTTGCCGCCAGTAATCTCCGTAACTTTACAACCTTGCTAACCTGTACGTAGTCCGTGCCGAAAACTACAATGAGAGCAAACCCGGCAAGAAGAACAACACGCATTACTGCAAGTTGATCTTCAGAATAAGTAATACCGAGTTTTGACGCTTCTGCTTGGATATTGACCATCGCCGCATCCACCTTCTGAGAAGGTGTCAGAGTAGGATCTGCACTTGCAGAGATCTCTGACAACGCAATACAAATGCCGTCTGCGATCTGGTCGAACTTGTCATTCTCTTTGATGATACCGTTGGAGATCAGTTCCTCATCAACGAACTCAATGAGTTTCTCGGTGTCATCTACAAGAGTCTTGCCATGTAGTTTCGTAACTGCGAACGCAGCACCAAGAACTACAATGACCGCTATTGCCAGGTATAACCATGTCATTTTAGTTGTCCTTTCTTAGGCCGATATGACCCATGCATCAAAGGCAATCTTTTCGTTGAACATGTCATATGGAATCCAGAAGTTACCTTGTAGACCCCAACTGACTCCCCAGCTGTTGTGAGAATAGAAGGCGCCTTTGCAGCCATCTATGGTCATGTCATCATCCCAGCCGATGAGCAGATTCTCATGGCCGCCTAGGCACTGCATCTTTGCAGTGGGCATATGCAGGATACCATCTTTGGCCGTCTGTGCAGACTCCATGTTATCATACACATCAAAACCATAACAGACGCCGGCTTTATGCACTGGGTCGTTCTTGCGATCAAACAGGTACTGTTTGATGGCCGCTGGGGTGACGCTTTGCTGGCCGAGTGTTGCGTACTCACTGATACGATTCTTTGCGGCGGCAACACAAGCGACTCTTGTAGGTTTGGTAGCAAACTTTGCTTGAACATACGGCCACAGTGTTTCAAGGCATGCGCCGTACTTTTGAAGTACCGTACCACCGTCTTTACTCTGCGCTCCAGCGTCGGTCGCCGTTTGCTTATGTAGGTAACGTTCATACCAATAAATGAAGTTCCTTGAGTACTGATTGGCCGGGTCAAGTTCTCCATGCCACATTGCGAAGTTTGCTGCCCATGAGTTTGCTGTACAACTACCTTCTTGCAGTTGATCAAAGGCAGTAGGACAGAAGTCAACCAGGAGCAATCTACCAGGAAGTTCTGTCACCGGTTTCTTTGGCGCGAAAGCCAGGTAGGGACGGTCTTGTTCGTTAAGAGATTGACGTTTGACATTGTAAGTGTAGTGACTCATTGCTACCTCCTATACTGATTCAGGTCCTTGTTCCTTACCTTCTGTAATAACTGTTGTAGTGCCAGAATCTACTGGGTTAGTGTTAACTACAACCTGGTGCGGTTTGTCCGGCCATTCATTGTTCTTGCTAAGATTTTCGCCAAATGCTTTTGCGGCGATTGTTGCAAAGATAACAATGACATCCATAACAACATAACCGGATACGGTTGATACAGTATCCACTCGCCTAATAAAGGCGAGCAGATAACTGCACCAGACCCAGGCTATGCTATTTAGGATTATAATGATTGCAAGTAAATCAGTAAAGAACAATTTACGACGAGTTCTTTTAGCAGTTTCCTTGTCTTCTTTATTTTCCATTCAGCATCTCCTTACGGTGGAGGGGAACCCACTGCCACAACTCCTACTGCTACTTGTCCAGGATGGCATTGCAGTAAGTGCTCATAACGCTTATGACCACATGCTTGCTGACAAGTATCTACAGTATTCTCTAGTGTGAGTACACGTTGGCTGAAGTTATTGAATGCTCCAACCTTTTTCTCAAGCTGCTCTACCCTGTATGTTATAAGGCGTCCTGCAGCAAGGGCACCAACGCCAGACCCAATCAGACTGGCTCCAGCCGCAATCAGGGCAATTACGATAGTGTCAGTCACTTCAATGTCCCCCGTCTTTCTTTAGGTGCCGGGGCGTTTCTGCGCCCCGGCGCAGAATTAAAGTGCCATTGTCTCTTCGTACTCCTGCTCAGTAATCCAGGTCTTAGCAAGTGCATAGTCAAGGTCGGTTTGCGAGAAGTTGTTCTTGGCATACTGTTCTACAGGAGTGTAGTAGCCTGCCGCCACACCTGCAAAACCATCGCGTGCTGTCAGACGATTTGTGCCATTCTTGTAAATCGTGATAGCATATGTGGAAGTGCGAAAGGGAAGGATCGTGTTGGGACTCATTGCTTTGATAGCCATTTTTGTTGTCCTCCTTTCTTATGGTAAGTCAGGTAACGATGTAAATATATAATCCATGAAGTCAGAGAAGTTCTGAGTCGTGGACAATATCGTTGTTTGGGCTGCTGCCAATTGATCTTGTAAATCCTTAATTATAAGAGATGCTATAGTTTCTATTGGTCTGTAGACTCTCTGACCAGATTCATCCTCATCCTCTACAAAACCCTCTTTAGGCGGAAGTTGATAATTGTTTAGCACTTTGAACATGAACATGTTAATAACCTCCTTTATTGTACTCTAACAAATGCATACGCATTTGTTGGAGCTATCGTAGGTAATTTCTTAAAACTACCTGTAGGATTTTTTGATGCAAACAGACCCGTCCAACCACCACCACTTGTACGAATAGCTGCAACTACACCGTAGGTGGCATCAAAGTAGCAATCCCCAAATGTAAAGGCTGAGGTCGTTATGATGGCAGTGGTCCACGTACCAGTCAAAGTGGCACAGTACAGACTAACCGCTTGGTTACTGCTATTTGAGTATATGATTTGATAGAATGCACCATCCCATACTATGTCTGAAGCCCAGGACATACCTGCGCCAGTGTTATAACTAGTCCAACCTGAACCAATAGTGGCTGAGTAGTACACTAGGGAGTTTGTACCATTGAACACAATCATCATCCACATACCGTTCCAGTACCTAAGTACTGGATTATTATTCTGCATATATATAGATGCCATAGTTACAGTAGTAGTCCAATTACCTAATACAGACGGATCTGCTGAAGTTAAACAGTATGCTAGTTTTATATTGTTAGTTACAGAGTTACTAGACGCAATAGCTACATAACCACCTCCGACACAAAAACTACTGGCCTGAGTAGTAGAACTAGACCCACCATTTAACTGAAAGATTAAGCTCGCACTACCGTTTATAGCCGTGGCGGAAAGCACATAAGTAGCCCAAGGAGACCCTGTAAAAGTATGCGCAAACAAGTACTTACCATTGACGTAACACACATCTACTGCGTTCTGCCCGTAACTGCTACTGCATAGTACCCACGTGCCATTAATGGTGGCGCACCAAGCACACCAACCAGATGAGGCTCCATTGCCACATGCTACAAAATAACCGTTTACATAACGAACACGAGTAAGGTTATTCATACCTAAACCAGTAAGAGAGACTTGTGTCCAATTACCAGATGTAAGTGTACTGGAGTAATAAAAGTATGCGCCATTTCCAATGGATATGTAGTAACCACCAGAATAGAATATATTGTTGTATCCTTGTGTACTAGGAAACACTTGCCAAACTGCCGCTTGAGGATCTACTGCAGACAACCCTGTGTAAGTAGTAATGTCATAATATGCACCATTAGTAGCAAGATAGTTAGCACCAAGAGTGTTTTTTAGCGTCTGGCGTACTTCGCCAAGGTCGCACACATCATTCATTACGGGTTTGTTACCTGTGTGATACACAGGGTTACCGTTTATCTGTATCTGTCCTGCGCCAGATACACTCATGAAATTTAGTACTCCATCAGTACCATTCATTAATCTTACATTATAGTCTTGATTTAAAGCGCCAAAGTGAAAGTCTATGTAAGGTGTACTAGCGCCAGCAACAGTATCATCCCCAAGTTCTAGACTTCCATACTTAAATTTAAGTTGTAACGGACCATTCATAACTCCACCAGCAACCGGGACATATTGGGAGTTACCGGCTACCTGCCAGCCGCCTAAAGTCGCGTTGTAGGTAAAGTCATATATCTTGCCAACAGTAAGATCACCAATACTTAAAGCAGTTCCATCACATTTGTAACAGGTCTTAACTCCAAGATTATTATAGTTTAAAGTAACACCTGTTGCAGTATTAGTATAGGCCATCTTTATAGCTACAAATATGCCATCTGCAAAAGACGCGTAAGCAATGGTTGGGTTAGCAACGATAGCATTAACAGCACCAGTGTCTGTAACAGTTGCAAGTACCTGTGTAATTATTTGCTGTGCTGTCTGACCGGCCAAAGTCAAAGCATCGGTGCCAGCGCCTTGCACTACCCAGTTGTTGTTAGTAGAACTGTATATCGCATGCACCCATGCATTCGCAGGTATACCGATCAAGGAACGTCCATTAATACCCGCTAAAGCAATTGCACCAGTTGATTGCACATTAAGAGTCATACCAACTGCATAGGCCAGATTCAACTTGAACCGTATTGATGCGCCATCTACAAGTATGAATCCTGTTTGTGCAAGAGCAAGGGTTGTGCCAGAACCAGTAGTTACACCAGTCGCAGCAAGTAACTCGTCTAAGAGTGCTTTGTTGATTGGGGTACCTGTGGCGCTGGGATTATCCGCATTTGTAACGGTTCCATAGAAAGGTGCAGGACCCCCGGCTTCTGCCGTTATTAGTTTTCTGTTAGGACTTGCAGCTGCTCTATCTACATGGACTATCATTGTTGAACCTCCCCTGATTCGAATGTGCCGGCGAACATGTACGTAGCAATCATACCGGCAAGTAGATTATCTAGTGTGGTTAACATTATCTCAATGTTGTTTGAATCTGTAATAGACATATGCGGAATCTGTGTAGGCAACGGTGTCGTACTATAGAAGTTGTTCTTTAATGTATTTAGGTCCGCAAGATACGTAACTAGTTGAGCCGGCGTCGGTGTGTCGTTGATGGTCCAGTTTGTCTTTGGGTTAGTTATGATTGCAAATCCGTTAGCATTCAAGGTAGTAGTCAGTGTTTGTATTGCGTTGCCGACTCTGTTATAATCTACATAGTTGTATGAACCCTTCAAACCAGCAACCCATGCAGTTTGCTGTCCTGTCGTCATGCCACTCCAACCTAGGGCAGCAAGAGACTTTACATAAGCAACATCTGCATCAGTTCTATCAGTTATAAGACTAAGCATATTGTTCTCCTCTAGTATATCGCACGGCTTGTCTCAGACAAGACACCATTATTTATGCTAAGGTCGTTTCTGATAATTACTGCAACATTATTAACACTAAAGGCATCCTGCAATGTAACAGGGTCTAGGCACTCTACTGCAGGATTGCCACGCCAATCGAAGTCGTACTGTAAGGTGCGTTTTTTCCAGTAACAGACAAACTGTGCAATCAACTGTGCCTGTGCAGTTGAAGTAATCAAAACATTATCTACACTAATTGCCTGCGCCGTACTTACCAGGGTACTATCTGTTGTACCATCAATAACGAACTGACTGACATTATCCGTTATTGCATATCCAGTTATGTTTATTGTTACTGTCGTAAGAGATCCGGTATTAATTGTGAACACTGCAGAATTTGCATAGAAGGTAGAAGATATTACTGACCCTCCTGTTACTACTGCAGAGCACCCAGAAGCAACTGTCGTATAGTCAACTGTGAAGGTTACAGTACCATTTATCTGACGTGTACCTGAGTACACATTAGAAGTTGCACCGGCCAAGACATGATTGTAGATAGAAACAGATGCTTTACTGATAGAGTCAAGTCTGGTCTTCTTTGGTGTTTTAAGAAAGATCGTGTTGCCGAGGGTATCTACAGGAGCGTACCAGGTTCCAGGGATGCCGATATACTTTATCTGTATCCCACCTGTGACTGACGGAATCACAACGCTAGCAGTTGCCTGGGCGATTAGTCGCAGTGCCTCTTTGTGTGTGACATTAGTTGTAAGTCCATTAGTATACATTGTAGATAGTGCCGCATCGATGGTGTAATCTGTCACACCAGCGTCTATAAGCACTGCTTGTGCTAAGGCGTACATGGTAATAGGCGATGCAGAGTAAACACCTTTGAAATAGGTTGTGCTATATAGTCTATCAGTAGTATCTCTAGCTACAAAGGACGCTGAGATGTTGTCACTACCTTCATCCCAAGAATACAGATAGAATGTACCGATGTTTAAAGACTCCAACCCGCCGCCTGGATAGCCCATGGTTATGTTAACTTGCATAGCTTGCTTACGTTGTAAGAATGATTCTTTACCAACACCATTCAATATAGAAAAGTAACCAGAATCATTACGTATAATAACATCAAGTTCTGCCGCGGTAATATCTTCTGAAAAGATATCTATGGAGGTTAGGTACTCTAAATGAATTATATCGTCCTGGTCATATGTGATTGATAAACCGGGTACATCCTCTATGATTCTTGCCCTGGTATAAGGTAGGTTCATCTTGTAGACTTTAATCAGAAGTTTATCATAACTTGTAACACCTTGGTACAATGTATGGAAGTAAGTAGTATTACCACGTACCTGCTCAGTATACAATACTGTTGCACCGTTATAGAATATCAGATCAAAATCTACAGGATAAGATATTGCGTTACCGTCAAAGATCAAGGTGCGACCTATTGTTGTAACAGGAGCACTATATGAACACTGTAGCCACTCGTTTGCAAAGTTACAGGATGCATCACATCTATTCTCACTAATCCAACCAACCTGTTTAGTGGTAGGCGCCAAGATATACTCAGCCGTACCATCTAATAAGAAGGCATTCAACTCAGCGCCACTGAACTTATTGTCACTGGCAAGTACGCCATCATAAAGCTGAGGTAAGTTGCAGATACTGGCAACAGAAGAAGCAGTGTAAGTACATGTTGATCTAGCGTTGACATCAAGCATGTTCATCGTGATACCAGGCAGAAACTGCCTGGCAACTGAGATGCTATATACGAGATTTTGCCATGCTGTTGATACAGATCTCATATGTACTCCTACTTTTCTATGAGGTCAAACGTAACCCCGTTCCAAATCCAATTTGCTGCATTACTGGCTCTATATAAACTCTTTGCAATAGATCCAGAATAGACTGTTGCTGTGTTAGGCATACCGTCTTCCATATACACTAGAGTAGAAAAACAGTTGCGTGTTGTTGCAAGATTTGACCATAGAAGAAAGATTATATTGTTCATGTCTAAACCATTGATAGCTTCATACTTAAACTTGAACTTTCTTTTGTTAGCTACAAAGTCCATTACCATATCGCCGCTCTCCACGCGGGTAGCTTGCGATATGGTATAGTACTCTATATCAAACCCGGACGGGTTCTTAATTGCAGTGCCATTAAGTGTAAAGTTAGCCATGACTACCTCCTAGTGCCTTCAATCACTCTGATATCATACATACGCCGTTCTAGTTCTCTTAAACCGCGATCATCGGCAATCAAAGTTCCTACGTACAAGGGTTGCACGTTGTTTCCGCCACCACCTTGTGAGGCTGCAAACATGGGAAGTAAACTAGCTGTAAGACCGTCTGATACAGCTTTAACAAAGGGTTGCATTGCTGTATCATTCTGCAAAGGAATTATCGCCTCAGCCTTGTTACCTTCAGCAAACCTGGCAACATGTTCTCTATTGAACACGCCACCCACGGCATGACCTGTGCCACTCCCTGACGCTGTTGTGGTAAGTGTTAAGTTTGCTGAACCATTAAGACCAAAGAACTTAGAAAGTTTATCGATACCCTGGTCTATCCAGGTAAAGAACTTACCGAACACATTGTTCCACATGTCTGATACCCAGTTAGTAAATGTATTGTAGATATTGGCGATACCATTCTTAACAGAGTTCCACATATTCTGTAGACCGTCTGCAAAGTTGTTTACACCATCTGCAAAGAACTTAACGATCTTCTTGAGTACATCAGAGAAGAAATCTACAAAGGTCTTTACAACATCTGAAATCCACTTAGATATAGAGTTCCATACATCACTTAACCAAGCAGTTACTTTACCAATGAAGTCTGACACGAATGCAACGATCTTATTAATAAGGTCAGTAAAGAAGGCAGCAAACATGTCTAGTACAGGAGAGATCCAAGCTACAAAGGCATTCCAGACATCACTTAACCATGTCGTAATACTAGTCCAAGCACCTGCCAACCATGTGGTAACGCTCGTCCAAAGGTTCGTAAAGAATGTACCTATTGTAGTTGCAATCTTAACTACCCAAGTACTTATAGAGGTGTACAGGTTAGTAAAGAATGTTCCTATTGCTGTTGCGATACCAGATACCCAGGTTGCAATTGAGTTTGCCAGATCAGTAAAGAATTTGCTAATTGCATCCCAGGCTATGCCGAGGTACTTAGACACTAATTGGTATATGAAGATAACTATCTTCTCAACTGTAGTACCTATAGCAGTACCAACTGTCTCAAAGGCATTACCTACATCTGTAAAGAACTTAGACAGACCGTTCCAGATGTCACTAAGGATACCACCAATGACGGTAAACAAGTGACTAAAGGCGTCTATCAAAGGTTGGAAGATAGGGCTAGCCCAGTTTGCAATGCTAGTAATAATGTTAGTAAAGAAGTTGCCTATAGACGTTGCTATGCTTGTAAAGAAGTTTCCAATGTTTGTAAGCGCTGTCGCAAACCACGTCACAGTATCGTTCCAGGCTTTTGCTATAGCATTACCTATACCTGTGAAAAAGTTACCGATATCTGTAAATATCTTAGAGAACCAGTTGCCAACACTGTTCCAGGCACTTGCTATTGCATTGCCTATACCTGTAAAGAATCCGGCAATACTGTTTGCGATACCTACAAAGAAGTTTGCGATAGTAGTAGCAAGACTTACAAAGAACCCACTGATAACGCCCCAGTTATTAATAACCAGACTTACAAGCCATCCGACGGTGGCACCTATTGCAGCACCTATGATAGCACCTACCGGACCACCAACGATCATACCAATCGCCGCACCGACACCGCCACCTATTGCAAGTGAAAGACCTGTAGTATCCCACTTGCCTGTGCCAAATCCTTTTATGAAATCATCTACAATGAAACCAACCAGAGCACCAATTGCAGCACCAATTGCAGCACCTGCTGGACCACCAGCGATCATACCAATTGCTGCTCCAATACCAATACCTATTGGCATGCCCGCGGAAGACCAGTCGCCAGACTGAATACCCTTAGTAATACTATCTGTGATCCAACCAACCAGGGCACCAATCGCGGCGCCTATGACAGCGCCTAATGGCCCACCGGCGAGGAATCCAATTGCTGCTCCCAAGACGGTGGCGATCGGTAATGCAACAGTACCGACATTAGTGAGACCAAGTGCCTTCGCCATGTCGTCCCAGAAGTAACCTGCAATAGCACCAACAACCGCGCCTATCTGAGCACCTACTGGACCACCGAGTAAGAAACCAAAAGCAGCACCGAGTATAGCTCCTATGCCAGCTCCTAGTATTTTGTCCTTGCCACCAAAAGCAGTTATCAGATTGTTGATAAAGTTATCTGCGATAGTGCCAAAGTCTACATCTTTAAATAAGTCGTCTAAACCAGAACCATCAAACAAGTTACTAAGGTCTTCGCCTACACCACCTGCTCCGCCAGTCTCGTCTTTAGGTAATGTGAAGACTTCATCAAAACCTAACAGACCTTTTGCAGCCTTCGCCGCAGCGCCCGTGCTACTTGCAAGTTTATCCATGCCATCAGATGTGTTACCGAGAGCATTATTAAACTTACTAAGATCTGCCGCACGTTCACTAGACTTAGGTAGAAGCATGTCCTTAGAAGTAAGACCACCCAGTGAAGAGAACTTCTGTACAACGCTATTTATCGCAGCGCCGAACCTTTGACTTGCACCAGTAAGAGCGACAATGATACCAACACCGATTGCAAGTACTGCCCAGACAGGATGCGCCACAAGGGCATTTAATGCCAGGCATAAGAGTTGTACTGATGTAATGATTGCCTTAACTACTAATGTAGCAACGCCCGCAGCAAGTGCTTGTAGTTTAAAAACTAACCAAGCAGCTGCAGCCGCCATAAGTAGACCAGTAATAGTCTTCATTACACTTGCATTCTGTGTTAGTACTTGAATAAAAGCTACAATGGAGCCGACCACTGTTAGTACGATCGGCGCAAGCAAGTTAAACAGCTTCATTGCCCCAACTAATACATAACCTAGCGCAGTAAATGCGCTAGTTAACAGCGATTTTACAATGTTCCACAGGTTACGCAAGTTTATAATAAGATTCTTGACATCTTCTTGTAAGGCAGGAGGTATGAGTTTATCAAACACACCACCGATTCCTTTTATATCCTGCACAGATTTTATCATTGCTAAGAAGGTACCAAACTTGGCTAACGCATCGTGTAGTTGCTGTGTAAAGGGTTCAAACATACCAGACATCAATTGCAAGGCATTATCCTTGATGTTACTCATAATACCTATAGTAGTTTGATTGGACATATCAAGAGCAGACCCAAAGCGTTCTGTCATGCCTTCTACAAGAGCATTAATAGCCTCGTTAGCAGGCACAGCAACTTTACCTAGGTTCTGCAACTGTTTCTGAGTAAGACCCAACTTTTCTTGCAGTATCTCATAAGCTGGAATACCTGCATCAGTTAACTGACGCATCTCTTCGTTCATCAGTCTACCTTTAGTGTAGACCTGACCTAATGCTCTTGAAATAGACTCTACCGCTTCTGGGTTACCCTGAACAGAAGCAGCAGACATGACACCGCGCATTACGAACATTACGTTCTTAGCTTGTATGCCATAAGCAAGTAACTTCTTCGCCGCGTCCTGAGACTGCTGAAAAGTGAAAGGAGTTACGGCGGAGAAGTCCTTGAGTACATTGATAAATTCTTGTGCCTCGGAGACACTACCAAACAAGTTAGAGTATACCATTTTGGCATACTGTAGTTGGTTGCTGAAATCAGTTACTGCAGTAGTAGTTTGTTTGATTGCATTTAAACCACCATAGAAAATCTTCGAGATCATGATGCCCTGCACAATACGCGCAACATCCTTGAACTCGAACTTGGCTGCTTGGACAGGTTGTACCATGCCGGCGTTTATCTGACCGCTCATATTGGCGGCAAACTGACTGGCCGTAGCAGAGGCTGCTTGCATACCTGCTGCGAAGTTTGCAATATTCAAATTTAACTGGGCAGTCAAACTAGCAAAACTAGCCAAAGTACTTCCTCCTTTACCAACCGTTAAGTTGGTCTATGTAACCTACTTGTGTTTGTGGTGTCTCTTTAGATCCGCCGTTCATCTTACGTTGAACATCAGCGTGCACGTCTAGTTGTACTTTAAATTGCCTGGGAGTTAACTCCCATATTTCCGACTCTGTGTACTGTAACCAGACTCTCCCGATATATAGAATATACGGCCAGTCCCAGTCGTCTTCTTCAAAGGGACTGGCCGTATCTGATACATCGGGAGTTACCCGTTTGGGTCTGACACACCAGGTAATTCAGTTATGTTGTTGACAGGCATATCTGTTTCAAAAGCCTGTCCGAGGGATCCGATGAGTTCCTGCATATACGCCAGGTCAATAAGATTACCGACTTGCTGCTCTGTGAGGGTGGCATCACTATGTAGAAAACCAGCCCAAAGAATTGTGCGCAGTGCTTTCATACTGTTTTCCTTCTCGAGTTTGTCGAAGGCAGCTTGCACTGAGCCAAACTTATCTTCCAGTTCAGCCAAGGCATTGAGCGTAAATTTTACTTCACGCTCAACGCCGTCATTAAGGGTAATCTTAACTGCCTTACGCTTAGCATCAGCTAAGTTAGACATTAAGATATTCCTCCTGTTACATTATTTCGCCAGAGACGATTAGATGCGAGGTGAACTTGGTTGCGTGATCTGTGACATCTGCGTCGTATATTGCAAGGTACATGCCAGCCTGTGCTGCAAGGTTTGCAGCAGATACATACGTGGTAAGACCAGGAATGTAATCGCCGACGTTCGGGATTGACGAAGGCGTTGCAGTGAGCTTGTACGCGAAGTGACCTGTCGCGGAACCTGTGATCGTTGCCTTCGTTGTACCTGTGACAGTGCCAGCAGTGTACGCGACGGTGTTGACAGGAGCCGGGTTTGCAGCCGCGATCGGCATTGCAACAGCTGTGAACCAGTTTGTCATCGCCACAGTGCTTGCATTTGGTGTATCCGAATCAATCTCATACTTCCAGAGTCTTTTGGAAACGGAGTTGATAGTGATCGGATATGCCAGTTTGACGAAGCGACCTTTAATGGTATCGGACTGGAACTTGATACTGTCGTCTTTTGTGTCATTGTTGTCTTCCGGATCAGAGAACCGACCTTTGTACAACCAGACGTACCTGTACTTGCCGTTTGACTTGAGTGAACGGAAACCAACCGCAACCCAGGGCGGATTGTCCTCGCCGCCATAAACCGTGCCGCCGTTACCGTCAGTCACATGACCAAGCAGATCAGCTTTGTTTGCAGCAGTGAGTGTGTTCTTCTGAATCTCAACCTCGATGTTACCAAGCGTCGCAGCAGTATCACCCGGGCCGTCATCAAAGAACGCAGTTGTCAGGGATGTGTTCGGGTTGATGTTTACGTGCATGACGCCAGGTGCCTGCTGTATCGCTGCATATACGGGGGCAGAACTTACAGTGTCTTCTGTAGTCATGATTGCATACACCAGGTTGTCGCAACCTATTCTCATTGACATGATTTTTTCCTCCTATTCAATAGTAGTTGTGATGCCGAAATTGAAGGCATACAGCGTGCGATTATTTTCATCGCGCGTCAAAAGGAATGGAGGCTGACGCAGGTATACCTGACCCCAACGGTCTGAGGTAAAATCTACTCTACCGTCATCGCCTTGCTCTGTTCTTATCGCTAAGAAAACGTTTAACGCTTTCTGCCTTGCTATATCTGGGTCCAGATGTCTACAAGAGACTTGGACTGACCGATGTACGGCCGGATCTAATAGATCTGCAGGACTTCCTGCATACTCGTGTAAAGCAATCAGAGAATCAGGTTGTTCTGGTGTAAAGTCTCTGAAGATATCCACACCATCTCCTGTAGCAAGACCCTTAGCTATTGCAAATAATGCAACGTCTAAGAGCAATGGATTTGCCATAAGAAACCCCTTTCTAATCACTAATATCTGCTAAAGACTCTTGTGCGTATGTAAACACAGTACGTTGAAAGTTTGCATTTGCATATTCTCGCATAGGGTCTTCGAGAAACTTAGCTTTACCTGCCGGATGCGAGACATCAAGTCTCTCATGGACCGCTACCATATAGTAGGAAGCAGGCTTGCCTGTTATAGGATTTATCGGATCACCGTTACCGCCATACCCAAGAGTTGCCTCATAGGAATACCCGCCAATATCAGTTCTCCGATGCACTTCATAAAAAGCGCTTGATAGTAACGTGCCAGATTCTTTGGGTACTTGCATTTTGCTCTCTGCCATTATTTCTTGGGCTGTAGCAGTTGTAGCGCGTTTAGTACCACTGCCTAAATTTCTGATTGCTACTTGACACTTGGCTTCAAAGTCGCGTACTTCATTTTTACTAAAGGTGAACTCCACAAAGCCACGCATTACAGATGCACCACCTTATAATCTACAACGCCATTCCTGTAGAAGTACTCGATCGCCTCAATGGAATCTTCCAGACCTTCGAATACCACGTTGTCCAGTTCAGTTACCTGTGTGTCACCGAAGACAAACAGTTGTTTTGTAGATACGACCTCTTTACCACTTGTGTTTTTAACAATCTTAATCTCACCTTCCGGATAGCATAGAGCCGAAACAGATGGACCAAATAGTTTAGC